CTTCCAAGCCAGTCCACGATGCTCACCTCCTCCAACGCCTCGGAAATGCCGTGGATGGGTGGCGGGGGGACGATGACAGGGCAGGGAGCGGGCCCAAGCCAGGCGTTTGGGGCAACCCCAGGGTTCGGCTTCGGCATGTTCGGGAGCCAGAGCCCGGGAACAGGCGCAATGGATGCCCAAAGCCTCGCGCTCGCCCGGTCATTCTTTGGTGGGATCACGGGCATGGCCCCGGGTCCCTTCACCGGTCAAATAGGAAGCCAGGGGATCAACGCGCTCAGCGGAATGGCTGGGCCTCAGACCGTGAACCTGGGCATGGAAGCGCCGGGAACCCGGGTGTCAGACATTTCACCGTTCGCTCAGATGGCGATTCCGACCGCTGACCCGAACGTGTTCAACCTCGCGTTCCCTGATAACCCCGTGCAGTCCTTTGGGGAACGCGCTCTCTCCTTCCTGATGGCGCAACCGGGTATGGATCTCAGCACCGCGAAGAATCTTGCCCAGCAGATCTCTGGGTACGTCTCAGGGACCCCCTTGTCGCAGCCAGGCAATATCACGTCCATGAGTCAACTCGCTGCGCTCCAAGAGGGACAGAAATCAGCCCAACTCACCTCGGAGATGCCCTTCGCTCCTCTCGACCCGACCGCGCGGGTCCTCGATGCCATCCTGGCAGCGAACGCTCGTGGACCTGGACTCATGGGTGCAGCCCCACAAACCCAAGCCAACATGTTCAACCCCGTTGCGTCCATCATGGCGAATATGGCCGCTTACGGGAACACGGGACAAACCGCGAGCCAAGCCATAGGTCTTGGGGCCGGGTCACTTGGAATGGGATCACAATCTCTTAGTGGGTTGCAGAATGTAGCAGCCGATTCAGGGAAAGTAGGTCCGGCAGCAACGAATAACCCGACTGCCCAGCAACTCTCCGACTTGGCCATGGTTCAGACCCTCCAGGGGCTCAGGACGTATATCCAGCGCTATACTCCGAAGGCTCCGCCGGCTCCCCCATCAGTAAGCCCAGACGTAGCGGGGGTCGCTGGTCAAATGGAGCAGCCCACAGAAGATCCCACTGGGGCCCTTCAAGCCATGCAGGATGCGATCAACGCGTTGGGTGGGCAAACGGCCCCTGGGTTGGCCGACCCGAATGATGTGGGCCTTGCTGCTGAGGCGGCAGGTCAAGCGGATGCTGCGGCTGCCGCCGCTGCCGCGAATGATGTCGGACTTGCTGCGGAGTCGGCTGGAATGGGGGATACCGGCGGCGTTGCAGGCGACACAGGGGGAGTCGGTCCCGAAGGTGGCGAGTGGTGATTGACCTCGCAGAACTCTCCACCATGTCCCAGGACGCCATCACCGCTCGGGCGAAGTCCGATCCCGCCTGGCTCAATGAGATGGAGAACGGTCTGCGGGACATCGCCACCACGGACCGGCAAGCCACACAACTCGCCTACTACACCGTGGCGAACCCCAATGCGCTCAACGTGCATCTCTCTACCGCCAAGGAGATCGCGCTGGTCGGCGGGAACCGCTCCTCCAAGACGGACACGATGTTGGCCGAGTTAGCAATCCGCATGACCGGCCACATCCCCATGGCGCTCCAGAACGCCTACCCCCGGGAGAAGTTGGCGCAGTTGCCCATTCGGGCCCGCGTGGTCTGCAACTCTCTCACCTCCACGCTGGAGCCTGTCATCAAGCCCAAGCTCCGCTGGGATCAGTGGAACGGGGTAGGCGAGCCGCGGCAGAACCGGGGACACTATGGTTGGATTCCCCAGCATTGCCTCGTGGGAGGCACCTGGGACAAGGCGTACTCAGAGAAGTACCGCACTCTTTCTGTCACCGTTGATAACTACTGGCAGAGTTCTAGTGGAGAGCAGATCAGTCTGAGTGGCGTCTCCACCTGCCAGTTCCTCTCCTACGACCAGGAGTTGTCCGACTTCGCTGGGCAGTCGCTGCACTTCGTGGGGCATGACGAGTTGCCACCACAGGATATCTACCGGGAGAACCGTATTCGCACCCTTGACGTGCGCGGCCAACTCATCACCGCGTTCACTCCGCCCGACGAGATCGGCCAGGCGCGTGCGGACGTGGGGTGGTTCTTCGATGAGGTCTACGAACCGGGGCTCTCCCCCAACGCGAAGTTCGAGTCCATCATCCTGCATACGGAGCGTAACCGCATCCTGTCAGCTAAGGACGTAGCCGACCTAGCTGCGACCATGACGGAGGAGCAGCGGGAGGTCCGCCTGCACGGGAACTTCCTGCATCTCTCCGGCGTCATCTACTCCCTCTTCACCCAGCGGGCCGCCTACTGGTGCTTCAAGTGCATGAAGCGGATGACGCCCATGGACGGGGAGTGCCTGACCTGCCACGGCACGGACTACGCGGACTTCACGCACGTCTGTGATCCGCACCCCATCCCTGCGGCATGGCCCGTCATCTTCGTGATTGACCCCCACCCGCGCAAGAAAGACGCGATGGGGTGGTTCGCCGTCACGCCCTCTGACGACGTCGTGCTGGTTGCGGAGTTGGAGGTGGATGGCACTGCGCTGGACGTGAAGCGGGCTGTGGACGCGCTTGAGCGTGAGCACCACTTCAATATCGTGCGCCGCCTCATGGACCCCAATATCGCTACGGAGACCAATGACAAGCTCCAGCGCGGGTGGAACTTCCGCCGGGCCTATGACGAGGTGGACCTGCGCTGCGACCTCGCTACTGATGACATCAACGCAGGGATTCAGAATGTTCAGGGGCTCCTGCGCCCCGACCCCTTCACCCGTCGCCCCAGGTTCCGGGTCTTCAACACATGCCCCAAGTTCATCTACGGGATGACCCACTGGTCCTGGGATGAGTGGACCCGTGCTGGAGACCGTGAGCCCAAGGAGAAGGTGCGGGATCGGGCGAAGGACTTCCCGGACCTGATCCGCTACCTGGCGAACGACCACCCGTCGTTCATGCGCTATCGTTCAGGCAACGGTGTCGTTCATACGTGGGGTAGAAGCCGATAATGTCGCCAGGGCGCTGCCATGCGTGAAGACTGGGCTAGGATCTATGGGGAGACGCGAGCAGCCACGCTTCCAGGCTCGGGACGGCACTCAACGCCACACGTCCCTGACCCCAAGTGCCCAGGGCATTGCTCGGGCAAACACTCGGTTGATGGGGTCATCAGGTGTGATAAGTGCGGAGGCATCGCCTACCAGGTCTGGTCGCACGAGTGGCCGTGGACGGAAGGGCACAACTGGACAGAGGTGCGTCCGGTGAATAAAGCCCCAATCTACGAGCGGTTCGGCCCCACCACAATCTGCCCCCTCTGCAAGGGGTTCATGGCTCGCCGTGGCTGACATCAACGATTCTCCGATTGCTCCAACTGAGAGACCCCCCGTTGGTGGGGAGCAGAAGCCCCGCCGTCGGCGTCGTTCTCTCGCTATCGACACAGAACAGGTCTCCCGTGGCATCAAGGACCGCGTGGACCATGCGCGGAACGAGAGGGCAGACTGGATGGAGCTTCGCCTGTCCCGCTACGCCAAGTTGCGGGGGTGGCGACAAGATCAGACGCTCATGTATGAGGACGCACACAACGAGCACGTTCCGATGATCGCCGCGAACTCGCTCCGTGTGCAGGCGGGACTCTTCAACGCCGTCCTGGGTAACCACCCCGTCATGCAAGGTGATACGCTTCGCCGGGACCGCAAGGAGGCCGCTGAGGCAGCCGCCAACCTTGTTGAGTATCAGTTCATGGTCGAGGCAGACGGGGAAAGCAAGGTGGAGGAGGCGGTGCAGTCCTTCGTGGACGATGGCACGGTCATCTCCTACCAGCCATGGGTCAAGGAGCAACGGAAGTACGTAGACGTGCGGACCCTTGATGCTCCCCCCTCTGAGATCAGCATGGCCCAGTACATGATGACCACGCTCCCAGACATGATCAAGGGCGCGACGGAACTCATCGATGAGACGGCGGACGGCTACCACTGGACCGTCAAGCGTCCCCACCCGAACGAGGCTGGTGAGCAAGAGATCGAGGTTAGTATCTACGAGCGGGACGATGAGCGTCTGGACGCGGAGCTACGTTGGAAAGCGACGGTGTTCGACGGGCCTCAGTGCATCGTGCACCGCCTGGAGGATGTGGTCGTCCCCCTTCGGTGCCAGAACCTCCAACCCGTCACTCCGTACAATCCATACGGTGCGCCATGGGTGGCTCGGCTGGTGCGAGTCAACCTCGACTCCATCAAGCGCCGGATGACGGACAAGACCTACGACCTGCTCACGCAAGACGATTTCGATGAGATCGTGGCGTCTGCGAAGACTCGCGCGCATCAGGATCTTACCCATGACGAGGACAAGATCACTGAGCACAAGGAGTCCCAGGCTGGCTTTGTCACCGACTGGGCTGGGCTGGCCGAAGAGTTCCAGTGGGTGACGATGATCGAGTGGTACGGCGGATGGGTAGTGAATGAGGACGGGTTGGAAGAGGAAGTGATCTTCTGGGTCGTGGAGGAAACTGGGAGCGTCTGTCGGGCCCGGTATCTGACGGAGCAGTTCCCCGCGATGCCCCCGCATCGCCCGCTCGCCTCCTCGTGCTTCATCCCCGTGAAGGATTGCATCTATGGTATCTCCCTGCCGGAGTTGCTTGAGGGCCTACATGACATCCTACATGACCTCTTCAACTCCAACCTGGACCGGGGCGACATCGCTAACATGCCCGTCATGCTCTACCGACCGTCCTCCGGCGTGAAGGGCGAGAAGATGCGCGTGCGTCCGGGGGACTGGGTTCCCGTGGACAGCCCGCAGCAGGACGTGAAGGCAGTCGACTATCCCCACTCCGATCAGTCCTGGTCCATGAACATGATTGGGCTCGTGCAGCAGTTGAGTGAGCGTCTGATCCAGGTTGGCCCATTGCAGATGGGGCAGGTCCCACAAGGGAAAGCCTCTGCGCTCCGCACTGTGGGCACCACCATGGCGCTCCTCCAGCAGGGCGCGGCCCTCCCCGAGCAGATCCTGCGCCGCTTCTTCCTGTGGCTTCAGGAGGTCTACGGGCAGTTCCATGTGATGAACGCCCGCTACCTGCCCAAGCAGAAGCAGTACTTGATCGCCGGGAAGCCCAAGGACTCGGCGGACGCCTATGCCACCATGGACCGGACGGACGTGGACCTTCCTGTCACCTTCACCTTCGGGGCGACGCTGCTGAACACCAACAAGGGTGTGGTGAGCCAAGCCCTCCAGGCGCTCGGCGCGGCCCTGTTCAATCCCCTGTCCTTCCAGATTGGCACCATCAACCCACAGACGTTCTACCAGTGGCAGCGTGACTTGGTGAACGCGCATCAGCTTGACCCGGACCGCTACGTTGTTCCCCCTCCTGGGACATCAAACGAGCCAGCCATCACGGTCGAGACAGCGATCACCTCCCTGTTGGAAGGCCGGATGCCGTCCCTGAACCTCATCGAGGGGGCGCAGCCTGCTTTCCAAGCGCTGATGAAGTGGGTCCAGTCCGACCAGTTTGGCTTACTCAATCCCATCAACCTGGGCCTCTTCAAGCAGTACATGACCATGCTGCAAGGAAAGGTCATGGAGGAGCAGCAGCGGATGCAGCTCATGCAAGCCGCTGAGGGGTTCACCAAGCAGGCGGGCAAGTCTGACGGTGGGGGCGCAACGATTGGAGAGGCCCCGCCAATGCAGACAGAAATGGGAACCTCAACGGAACTCGCGGGAGCCCAGAATGCCAACGCGTGAGGAGTGGGTGCTCTCGTCGCAGCGGCAGACTCCCAGATCCGTGGACGACGGCTACCGTCGGGGCGTTGCACTCCAACATGCTGAGCAGGCCAAGTCCGTGCTGGATCATCCTGGCTGGGTCTTCTTTGAGCAGGCTGTACAGACTGAGATCGCTGAGGTGACCCGGCAGCGGGATTTGCATGCGGCCTCGCTCCTCGCATCACTTGACCCTTCCGTAG